ATACTCTTTTGACTTACCATAATGGAGAATAAAGGTTTATTTGGCAGAATGGGTGCGGGAATATTACTATCGGGGGGAGGTGCAACGTGGCACAAATACGAGAATCTTGCCTCAAATGGTTCTGGCATTTTTCCGGTAGAATCTACGAAGGGTGCGCCGAGTAAATATTTGCTAATATGTTTCTGCGCATATTGCACAAATTGCACTGTCATTTTTAAGAATGGATGCGGTCTTGATTGAAATCCGACAAATGGTTCCATTGCTAGTCCAATCACACGTTCTTTGGGAACTTTTAGTGCTGGCATTGGAGTATTCATTATAATTGCGTGTGTGTATGTATCATCGTTGACTAGAACCCAGTTTTCGGGTAGGTCTCCCCATATACGTTTGAAAGATTGATTTATATGTTCAGTACTACAAAAGTCTGTAAATATTCTTAGCCGGTTCATTGTGATTAATGCATATAATACAGTATTTTTTATATACTATATTGTTTACCCACCCCCCATGACTTATATACAGTGATTATAGGGGAATATGGACCGACTAAACTCTTTAGGAAATATCGAACCGCACGCACATAAATCTAGCAAAAAGGGAGCGCGTTCCAAGCCGGGTTCTGCTTCGAAGAAGCAGGCGTCCAGAGACATGAAAGAACAGTTGTTTGATTATGACGAGGAGGTAGTTCACAGTGTGAAATCCAAGTATGAAAATATGCAGTACTTGTCGCACAAAGAACGCACCGAGTTCGATTCCAAGTTTACACGTCCTATTAATGTTCATCAAAATGAGTATGTGAATGCTCTGAAACATCGGGCCAAAAAGATTGTTGTTGTATCTGGCCCGGCTGGCACTGGAAAGACATTGTTTGCCACTGAGTATGGAGTAAAACACTTTTTGATGGGGGATTATGACCGACTGATATTTACACGTCCATCGGTGAGCGTGGATGAAGACCTCGGGTATTTGCCGGGTTCTCTGGAGGAGAAAATGGCACCCTGGATACGACCCATATATGATATTCTGTATAAGTTCATACCTCCCAGTGAAGTACAACAACTGGTGGATAATAAATATATTGAAATTTCGCCGCTGGGATATATGCGAGGACGCACATTCAAAAACGCGTGGATTGTGGCGGATGAGATGCAAAACTCCACGATTTCTCAGATGAAAATGTTGCTGACGCGTTTGGGGGAGGGGAGCCGACTCGTCGCAACGGGAGATTTAGAACAGCATGACCGTATCGGGGAGATAAATGGTTTAGAAGATTTCCTGAACCGGTTTCGTGGGCGTAGGTCGAGTAGTATAAGCAGTTTTGAATTCAGCAAAGACGATATTCAGCGTGAACCAGTGGTACGTGAAGTGTTGGACATATACAGTGCAACGGATATTCCACCAAACTATAGCCAAGGCACATCCAGTAGCCAAAGTAGTTTATCTGGTGAGGCATAGATATCATTCCGGAAATATTCTTTTCGATACATTTAATATAATAATGGCACCTTCATTATCAAAGACTGTTAGTAAAGCTTTAGGCTCGTTTGGCAAAAAATCAATCGTTGGTTCTGGACCTACTGATAAATTTATTCTATCCAATAAATACTTTTTATGGGTGGTTCTTGCATTCGCACTGCTGAATTTGCTTTATATGGCGATTGGCAGAGACTACATGTCCATTGTAGCATTTGTGCTTGTTGGTTTCCTAACAAGCTTCTTTAGCAAAAACATGGTTGTGATTCTATTAGTCGCAATTGTGGTTGGAAACGTTGTTCGATTCGGTGCACGCAGCCTTCGTGAAGGAATGAGGGAGGGTGCAGAGGGAGAGGAGGAAGAGAAGGAGAAGGAGGGAATGGAGGATGAGGAAGAGAAAGAGAAAGAGGGAATGGAGGATGAGGAAGAGAAAGAGGGATTGGAGGATGAGGAAGAAGAACAAAAATAAATAGGTGGGGTGTGGGCCATATAAAAACTATAGCTACTTAACTACCTACTTTTTATTTTTTTAGGGGATTTAATTCATTCTATTTACATAAATTCAGGCGCAAAATCCATGTCAATGTTTAATACATTGTCATGGTTTAAGAGATATTCACATTTGTAAAACGTGCGGGTGGAATCCAGCTCCATGAAATCACCGTTTCGAACCCAATTCCACTGTGAACTGCGATACAATTCCCCGTTGTCAATATCCCCATACACGAATTTAGGAACAATGATTGTTCTTTCCAACCACGTGTTGTAGTTTATTTGGACAATATAATTCGCCCCATCGAGATGCATGAAATAGTGAGAACCATCTTCCAACTCGTCCACTTTACACAGTGGAGTTGCGTACCGAATACCGTCGAGAATCATTATGTGCTTGAACATGTTGCGAAGTTAAGTGTTATAGCTTTGAATATATAGTACTTAACAATCTATTTGGTAAAAATAAAAAAATCATTTTTTGTAGCCATATAAATTGATTGTAAATATGAGGCCTATTACCATGATGGATATGAATATACGCGTTTTATGTGATTTCTCGTCGTTGCTTTTTCCTAGATTTTTCAGTTTATTGGAATATTTCATGTTTGTCAGTGGCTGGAACGCTTTTTTCACGGAAGAAGAGCAATAACATTTGCTCTGGTCTTTGCTTGACCTCAGTAATATTTTGAAACCGAAAAATTGGAAACACAGTTCCAGTACCTCTGCAATCAGATTTTTGGTGGGACAAACATCTTGGTGTCGAATCGGTTTACAGAAATATTTGCCGCCCGCTGCATTGTACATTTTCATAATGGCTACAATGGGCAAGTAAATGAAGAAATAGCACATCAGCCATAGTATGAACCATATAAGCAACACAAGCAGGTCTTCGAAATAATAGAGACCACACTTTGGAAAATTGCTAAAAATACTTGCCGGACATCTCAAAACATTGCCGATTTTCTTGAATTCTTTTCCCGCCTTTTTAAATCCTTTATTTATTTTATTTGACATTTTGGATACACTTCTAGTAAGGTCTTTCGTTTTCATTCCTTCATTTATATGTGCGGCGTCATCATCTGATTCAAATATAACAATAATGGCCGCAAATATTATTATTCCTAGAAGTAAAATACTGTTTATGACAGTGAATACCATGTTTCTGACCAACTTATTATATTATGATAGAAAACTCAACCGGATTAAAATGGATTATACGCTAAGCCCGCGTTTTCGTATATGGTTGCACGGAAAACCTCTTTGTATCCCTCCACATACACTGTGTCTCCGTTATATAATTCATCACATCCATATTCGCTGGTACAACTTCTTCCCGCGCGGCTGACGGGGAGTTTTGTTTGGATTGCGCCTGAGTTGGAGACAGTGTAATATTGCCATTTATCACGGCCAGTGGTTGTTTGACGACCCATGAGTGGAAGAATCATGTCTTTGCGGGTATCACTCGTTAAAATCCCCATTTGTTGGTATGAGGTGGGGTATCCACGTGTAGGTATTTGGACAGCCACGGGCATAGCAACTCGCGGGGACACTTCTCTCACTGGTATAGGCATTCCAACTCCATCTAAAGCAATTACTGGGTTTCCAATATTAACACCGGGTGTAGAGGGGGATGGCAGGCCGAAAATGGAGGGGAATTTTAGTGGGGGTAGGCCAAGACTGCTGGTAATATTATGAATACCATCCCCCTGGGAGGTTGGCTGTGGAACTACCACTATATTGGGGTTTACGGACGCGGGCTGTTGCACTGTCCTTTGACCCTGTATGACTAAATACACTATGCCTAAAAGTATCAAAACTAAAACAAACAGTGTCATATTTCCAACACAAAATAATCCTGGAACGCACTTTTTGGCCATTCTATATACAATTTCGGTAGACAATAAACACTGTATAATGTTAATGGCAAGGTAGTTAAATATATATATTTATGGTAAATAATCGGTTTATATGGATGAATTAAATAGGAAGGTTGATGCGATTTTAAAAATAGTAGAGAATCCAAGTTCAAAATATAATAAATCAACTATGATTAAGTTTGACGCAAATATGTATATAAAGTGTCTTATACATGAATTACGAACCCCCATTACCACTGTCTCTCTCGGATTGAATACAATTGAAAGGGAGATATTAGCCGTACAAAATAAAAAGAATAATGCGGAATGTTGTTGTGTAGAGCAATTAAATGTGATACGAGACTTGTATAAGACAATACAGTACATTGATAACACACTTACCAAGTTTTGTGTGATTCAAGATGGAAATTTGGTGCTCAATGCGTTCGAGCCTTTCAGTATTAAAACACTTATGCAGAATGTAGAGAAAATTCTCCAGTACAATATCAAGGAGAAGAATATTGTGTTTGTGTGTAATATTGACCCAAACATTCATGAATGGGTATATGGCGATGGTTTCAATATAAATCACTGTATTATTAACCTTATAAAAAATTCAATCAAGTATAGTAATCCAAGCACCGCGAATCATATTACAGTGAATATAACTAGTAATGAGGGGGAACCCGGAAAAGAAGATACTGCTGCTGCTGCCGCTGCCGCTGCCGCTTTAACCCAGGAACAGACAGTGGTGATTACAGTGGTTGATAATAATAACCCTATACCTAAACATATCAAGGAGAAGTTGTTTGAACCGTTTAATTCGTCCTCGGGGTCTGGGTTGGGATTATATATCTGTAAGAAAATTCTGGAATTACACAGTGGAATAATATTACACGATTACTTAGAAAATGTTGGAAACCGGTTTAGTATTGTTATAAAGTTTAAGAACTGTATAGTTATGGGAACAACCCGTAGTAGCAGTATTTTGCCCGAAGTGAAAATGAGTGATACCAAATACAATATTATGATTGTAGACGACAGTGCCATAAACGTAAATCTTATGAGGAAAACATTTAGCAATAATGATATGATTCACCATATATACACTGCCGTCGATGGATTAGACGCTATCAACCAAATATGTAATAATATCGATGTAATTGATGTGCTGTTTATAGATAATCAAATGCCAAATTTGTCTGGGACGCAGACGGTTAAACTATTGCGGGGTGGTATGCAATATGATAAACTTATATTTGGCATTACTGGTAGCAATAATAGTGAGTTGTCCGAGTTCAATCATTGTGGGATAGACTATGTGTTTTCCAAACCGTTTGACCGAAACAAAATGAATATGGTGTTCTCGTTCTTGAGTAAACAAGACCTTAAGAGGTACCCTGATAAAATGCTGCAGATTGTGAATGAACAGTTGGTGTGGGTATAGTTAGTGATTCATATAAAATATGGATGTATGGAATGGACTATTTTATATGAATGAATGAATAAATACATTATTTGCGTTGCGTTCTTTTTCGGTGAGTTTTCTTGGCTTTTGTTTTTCGTTGTTGTTTTTTGGATTTTCCGCCAATGCCAATTGCATTCCCATATTCATATGGACTTGCGGTTTCTTTTCTTTTTAGGTTATTTATTGTATTTAATATTCTCCGTAGCGCGTTTTGTTTCGGTGCAACTGTCTCATATTCTATAGAAGGTTCTATAGGGGGTATAGGGGGCATCGTTAAATGAGGCGGGACAAAAACATTGCCGTGAGAATTTGATTGGTTGTATTCCATAAAATCGTCTACAACTTTTTCTACCATTATTAAATGTGGGTGGTCGTCCATTCGAATACTACGCATCCAGTTTGTAATAT